CAAGATACATTAAGATTATCTTTAGACGGAACAAAAACAGTTCTAAAATTTATAGGCGAAACTCCTAATTTTTTAGTAGGTTTACAACAATATAACCATCAAGAGATTTTAGTTGTTATGAAGTCTGCGGAATGGACTAAAGAGGATTAAATATGAAAGATACAATATTAAGCATTAATTTAGAAACTTCAACTGCACCAATAGTACAGGAAGTAAGAGGTCGTGATTACATAGAGTACGGAACGGAAGATTGGAAGAACCTATATCCTCAGTTCTTAATTGACTTATACTACAATTCTAGTACACACGCTGCAATCGTTAATCAGACTTCCGAAATGATAGCAGGAGAAGATTTAGTAGCTGAAGAAAATGATATTAATTTAGAAGCTTATGTAAAATTAAAGAAGTTCCTAAGACACGCTAATTCAAATGAAAGTTTACACCAAGTAATAAAGAAAGTAGCATTTGATTTTAAACTTCAAGGAGCTTATGCTTTACATATTGTTTGGAATAGAGAACGCACAGAAATAGCAGAGGTGTATCATGTACCTGTAGAGCGTGTAAGAGCAGGTAGGCCTAATGAGATGGGTAAGGTTGACACTTTCTTTATAAGTGCTGATTGGGCAAACACTAGGACAAATAAACCTTATCCTATTGCTGCTTTTAATGTAAACGATAGGACTTCAGGAAGTCAATTATTATACTCAGGTGCTTATAGTCCTAATATGGACATCTACCACACTCCTGACTACATAGCAGGTTGCAATTGGGCTTTAGTAGACCAAAAGGTTGCAGAGTTTCATTTAAACAATATAGAGAATGGATTTAGTGGGAGCTATTTTGTTTCTTTTGCTAATGGTATTCCTACGCAAGAGGAGAGAAGACAGATAGAACAAAGTTTAGCAGAGAAGTTCACAGGAGCTTCTAACTCAGGGAAGTTTATTTTAACGTTCTCAGACGATAAGACTAGAACTCCTGAAATAACTCCTATTAGTGTTTCAGATGCAGATAAGCAGTATCTAGCCTTACAAGAACTTTTAGTTTCAAATATTTGTGCAGCACACAGAATTACATCTAAGACCTTAATGGGTATTGATACTGCTAATGGTTTTTCTAGTAATGCTGACGAACTTATAAACGCTGCTAATTTCTATCAAAATACAGTAGTAAGAGGATTTCAATTAAATATCTTAAACACTTTACAAACTATATTCTCAGTAAACAATATGGACTTGCCTGTTGAGTTTGTACAATTAAAACCTATTACAGTTCAGTTTGACTCTAAGACTATCAGAGAAGTAATGACAATTGATGAAATAAGAGCTGACTTAGGGCTTGAACCATTAGGAGATGAAGATACAGTAGAACAAGATGTTAAACTATCTAAAGCAGGAATGATAGATGGACAGCCTGTTTTTACTACAATAGAAGAAGCTGAAGCACACGCTAAGGTAGTAGGTTGTGAAGGGTACCACGAACACGACTTAGAAGGGCAAACAGTTTATATGGCTTGCAAAGACCATTCTGAAGCAACTGACTTAAAGAAATGTGATTGTAAAAAATCAGATAATGACTTTACTGAATTAGAAAGTTTTATAGCTGACTTTGGAGAGGATATTCCTGAAGATTGGGAAATAGTAGATGAAGAAAATGCAAATGATGAACACGAAGATTTTGACTTTGAAGCAGAACTTAATAATATTGCTAATGGTAAAACAGAACTAGCATCTACAGGAACTGCTAGACCTAACGCAAGAAGTGCTCAAGATGGAGTAAATAAAGACTATAACGACTACTATAAAGTTAGGTATATGTACACTAAAGACAATGCTCTAAGTCAAGAAGGTGAAACAAGAGAGTTTTGTAAATTAATGATGTCGGCTTCAAAAGTTTACAGGAAAGAAGATTTATTAGCTTTAACAAAAAAACCTGTAAATAAAGGGTGGGGACCTAAAGGAAGAAGTGCAACATACTCAATTTGGCTATACAAAGGAGGTGGTAATTGTCATCATTACTTCAAAAGAATTGTTTACAAGACATCACTAAGAAATGCAAAGTCTAATATTAAAAGCAGTCAAATAATATCGGATGTAAAAGCTATTAGCGAAGGATTTACTTTAAGAAGAAATAGCGGACTAGTTGCAAAAGCACCAAAGAGAATGAAGAATAACGGATTTTTAGAACCAAGATAATTATGGCATACGTATTATTTATATCAGAAGCAAAACTAAAGGACTCTACAGCAATCAACTTAAATGTTGATGTTGAGTTATTACTTCCTTATGTAAGGCAAGCACAGAAGCTCTATGTAGAAACTAAGTTAGGAACTGACCTTACACAAAAACTTAAAGATTTAATTACAGCAGGTACAATAGGTAATGTAGGTAATGAAGCTTACAAAACTTTAGTTGATGACTACATTGGAGACATGCTTCCTAATTGGGCTTTTTATCACGCTATTCCCTTCCTAAGATTTAAGATAGAAAACGGCAATATTTACAGCAAAACAAGCGAAACAGGAAATAGTCTTAGTACGGAAGAAGCACAACACCTCAGAGAAGAAGTTAGAAACACCGCTGAATATTATACGGAACGCTTAATTGATTATGTTACTAATAACACAGGTAGTTTCCCTGAATACAACACCAACTCAGGAAGTGATGTGAACCCTGACCAAAATGCGTACTATAATGGTATGAACCTTGAAAGACCAATGCGTCAAGGAACTAAACTTACCTTGAGAAACTTTTTAAACGCTTCTGACTTATAATGAAGAAACACTATAAACCGAAAACTAAAAATGTTACTAAGCTAAAGACTTACTTAGATAAAAAAACAAAACAAAATGACAGAAGCAAAAGACACTCTACAAGTAGGGTTAGCTAACGCATCAGCAATAGGGTTCAGCATAACAGACTGTAACGAAATATTAACCTTTGTTTCACTTATTTTAGCAATAGGTTTTACTATATATAAATTCTTAAAATATGAAAAGACTAATATGTAAATTATTATACATTCTAACTAAAGAAAGAATATGTTTAGGGTGGTGTTCTAAAAATTGTAAATTTGAAAAAAATAAATAAATGGCTCGTAAAGTTATTACAAGCGCTTATAAGAGTGTTAGAAAGAAGCGTAAGGGAGTACACTCCAAAAACGCAAGTAAAGGACAGAACGCTTACAAACAAGCCTACAGAGGTCAAGGTCGTTAATCTTTTAATCATTAGAGATACATTTACAAAAGAAAGCACTATTGGCAAATTATTTATCAATGGAGAATTGTTTTGTGATACATTAGAAAACCCTTATATAAATAACGAAAGAAACATAAGTTGCATTCCTGAAGGTCAATACAAAGTAAGGCTTAGACTAGCAAGAGAAAGTGCAACAAGAGATTACTTACACTTATTAGTTCAAGATGTTCCTAATAGGGATTGGATATTATTTCATAGAGGAAATACTGCTAAAGATACAAGCGGTTGTATTCTAGTGGGGAATGGTCGTGAACAAGACACTGTTAATAACTCAAGATTAGCTATGGACTTAGTAATCAAAGAAATACTTAATTTAGGCGGCGAAAACATTAATTTAATAATCAAAAATAAATAATTATGAAAAAGTTTTTAGAGAAGTACCTTATCGGTCAAATGATAAAGAGTAAGAAGTTTTGGTATGCAGTTAGTTCTGTAGTAGTACCTGCTTTAGTTACTTACTTAGGAGTTGATGAAACAACTGCAAAAGATTTGTACTATGCAATCCTTACTTTAATTGTAGGACAGGGAATTGCTGATGTTGCAAAAAAGTAACAGATACAGATTAAAGCCACACGAAATAGTGGCACTAGAAAAAATGCGAGAAGCCGAGACTAGAAATGTTCTAGTTATCGGTGACTTGCATGAGCCGTTCTGTTTAGATGGCTACTTAGACTTCTGTATAGAACAATACCATGCTTATAATTGCACAGAGGTAGTGTTTATAGGTGATGTAATCGACAATCACTACTCTAGTTACCATGAGGCATCGGCTGATGGAATGGGTGGCTTAGACGAGCTTGAATTAGCCATTAAGAAAATAGGGCGTTGGCGTGATGCTTTCCCTATGGCTACAGTAATCATTGGAAACCACGACAGGATTATAATGCGTAAAGCACAAACCTCCTCAATACCTTCTAAATGGATAAAGTCTTTTAAAGAAGTATTAGAAACTCCTGATTGGAACTTTGTAGAACGATACGAAGCAGACGGAGTACAATATATACACGGAGAAGGAGGTACGGCTCGTACTAAATGTAGGGCTGATATGATGAATACAGTGCAAGGGCATTTACATACCCAATGTTATACAGAACACTATGTAGGTAAGAAGTTCAGAGTATATGGAACTCAGGTCGGTTGTGGTATCAATCACAAATCTTACGCTATGGCTTACGCTAAATATGGTAAAAGACCTGCTGTTGGTTGTGCAGTTATATTAAACAATGGTCAAACTCCAATCAACCTTTTAATGCCTTTGTGATGAAGGAAACCCAATCAATCAGGATATTTTTAATGTATATGCTTATAATTTTAGTTATTTTATTGCTGAATTTATAACCCCCCTTTAGCCTTTTTAGGCACTTTCACATCTTTTTAATGGTAATATACTAGACAGCACTTAAAGTTGCTTATCTAGTAAATACACTATTAACACTTAGATTGTTAATAACTTTGATAATAATTATGTTAGTATCTATTTATTTTTATATCTTTGTACCATCAAAATTAAATTAATTAAATAAATCAAGAAATGGAAAATTGGAAAATCGTAAACAAGAAAACAGAAGCTACTTACTTCTTAAATGAAAAAGAGTATGAAACATTCTTCTTAAGAAACAAGATGTACAAAGATGGAGTTTGTCAGTATGAAACTTACAATCTAACTGAAGCTAAAACAAGAAGAACAAATAAGATGTTAGATGTAGTTGCTCACTTATGTATAATAGGTGCTTCAATTTTAGGTACTTTACTTTACATTCAAAACTACTGCTAAGATGACAATACTAGACGCAGAATATTTAGACTACACTTATGTAGATTACAACAAGCCGTACTATTCAAGTCTTTTTGAAAGAGATTTAGACAATACGAAAGTAAGGGCTGATGAATGGTATTTAAAGCCTATGTATGAGCAGTTAAGCTTTACTTCATACGATAGGGCTTCAGGGCATTTTAATAACGACTTATCTTACAACACACGCTCAGTAATAGTTGTAGGAACTGAATTACAAATCTATAACAAGTTTTGTGAGATGATAGAAAAACACGGATGGCAACTTCAGGATAGTTGGGATAGAGAACTGAAGCCAAGTTGGAATAAGCATTATGAAAACAATGGTAAAATACCTATCGTAATCAATTTAATTTAGTATTTTTAACGAAATTATTAACAGGCAAAAATCCTAGCCAATTAACATAGGTAGAAATATATGAAAACAGAAGCACTAAAAGAAAAGTACATTAAGTACAATCTAACCAAAGATGATGTCTTTAAACATCAGCACTACATTATCTTGACAAGAAGTGGTATTGATAAAATACAAGCTTTAGAAAACATCAATATAGATTATGATGTTATTAAATGTGAAAAAGATTTTTGCGTAGTAAAAGCCAATGCAAGAAAAGAAGGGAAGGCAATTCAAACTTTTGGTTCTGCTTTAAAGGGAGCAGGATTTAAAGACGGAAACACTAACTCTTGGTACACTATGGAAATGGCAGAGAAAAGAGCAATGTCAAGAGCTGTCCTAAAGTTGACAGGGTTTTATGAACTTGGAGTATTTGGAGAAGATGAAGCAGAAGATTTTAAAAAGAGTAATAATTAAATAAATAAATAAAAATGGAAGTAAAAGGAACAGTATTAAGAAAACTTGACTTAGAGACAGGAACATCTAAAGCAGGTAAAGAATGGAAGAAACAATCAATAGTAATTGATACAGGTAACGACTTTAATAACGAAGTATGTATTAGTGCCTTTGGTGATAAAGTAGGGCAAATGAATAAGCTAGAAGTAGGAATGGAGGTCTCAGTTCTTTGTAATGTTTATTCAAGAGAATACAATGGAAGATATTATCACAATATAGATGGGTACTTTTTCACTAATCAGAGTAATAAATCTTCAGACAAAATACAGAATGGAGAAGAAGATATGCCTTTCTAAGATGAATACAGAAGATAACTTTAAAAACCTTTGCGACCTTACTACAAGTTTAGTAGGGTTGCCTAAAGGCTCTCTAGCATTAAAAACTAGAAAGACAGAATACCAAGTACCTAGAATGGTTGCTGCTATGGTTGCACGGTTAGAAGATGAAACTCATAGAGAAACTATTGCTAAAGTATTGGGTAGAGATAGAACAAGCGTTAATCATTATGAAAGATGCCACTCAGCTAACTATTCTTCATTCCCTTTATATCGTGATACTTTCAATACAGTGTTTAACGCTTATACGGAAATAAAGGACGCTAAATTAACTTTTATTGACTTGTATAATTTAAAGGAACACTTGAGAAAGAATGGAATACACGATAGTGCAAAACATCAAACAACTATCCGTATTGTTTCAGGTAAATTTGGAACTGATGTTAAAGTTTCTTACAAAGACTTCTACAATCAGTTAGAATTATGTAAGTTAGCTCTTCAAAATTATCAACACGAAATAGAAGTTATATGAAAGAAAAGCCAAGTTACTATGCTATTATCCCTGCTGAAGTAAGATACAGTAAAAAGTTAACACCTAACGCTAAATTACTTTATGCAGAGATAACAGCGCTTTGCAATATGAATGGCAAATGCACAGCATCAACAGAATACTTTTGCAGACTATATGAAGTTAGCAGAGTATCTATTCAAAAATGGCTAAAGAACTTGGAAGAAAATAATTATATTAAGAGGGTAAATATTTATAAGCCATATAGTAAACAAATAGATTGTCGCTTAATAACTTTGGTTAACATACCTACTAAAGAAAAGTTTACAGATAATACTAATATAAATATAACTAATACTAATCTTACAGATAGTAATAAAAAGGCGTTCTTTAAAAAACCTACTTTTGATGAAGTAAATAATTATTGTTTAGAAAGGAATAATAATATAGATGCTGAAGCGTTCATTGCTTTTTATGAGTCAAAAGGTTGGATGGTTGGAAGTAATAAAATGAAAAATTGGAAACAAGCAATCATCACTTGGGAGAAAAGAGAAGCAAAGAAACCGAAAACAATGAGTAAGTTAGACGCTCAAATTAATGCTTGGCAAGAAGCTAAAAAATTATTATGAAACCACTTAAACAAGAAAACTTAAAAGATTTGACTGAAAAAGTCTTAGACTTAGTTGCTAAGACAGCAGTTGAAATAGGACACAAAACAGACCCTCAAACTATGGCAAGTCTAAGTAAAATATTTGCTTCAGACTTAATACAAGAAAAGCGTTTTGGCAATATGACCTTTAACCAAGTTCAAGACGCATTTAGACAGGGTGTAAGATTTGGAAAGGATGAACCCTTTTTAAATATAAGAACTTTTTACAAATGGACGTACAAAATGAAAGAGATGTGCGATAATGCTTATTATGAAGTTCATACTTTAGGTAAACCAAAAGAAAAAGTGCCATTTTATCAAGAACCTGTAAAGCTATTAAGATGATAGGTTGGGTAATAATAACAGCCATTGTAATGTGGCTAATAAGAAAATTAAAATGAAGATATTAACAATCGTATGGGGAATAATAATTATTTTATGTGTTTTAGAAGCAATTTTCTGTACTAAATTTGGAGACTATGAAAACAATTAAAATTACATCAGGAGAAGTAAAGAGCCAATCAGATGCAGTTCTTTGGCATTTAAAAACTTATGGAAGTATTACAAGCTATGAAGCTATAAAAGAATATGGAGCAACTAGACTATCTGCTATTATTTTTAATCATAGAAAAGAAGGGTACGAAATAGACAGTATGCCTTTAACTAAAAAAACTAGATTTGGAAGAAATACAACTATTGCTAAGTATATCTACACAGCACCACCTAATGAGTTGATACAAGAAATGCTATGGCAATAAATTATAGAAAACTATATGAACTAAATATAGGGAAAATTCCTGATAATTGGGAAATTCATCATATTGATTTTAATCATAATAATAATAAAATAGATAATTTAATTGCAGTGCCTTCTATGGTTCACATGGTAATACACCAATCAGGTTTTATACCAAGAGATGAAATAGAAAATCTTATTCAAATATATGAAGAAAATAAGCAAACTTAAAAAAGAACTAGACAAATGGTTTAGTCTTTATATAAGACTTAGAGATGCTAACGAGTACGGAATGGTGCAATGCTTTACTTCAGGAAGGGTTTACCATTATAAAAAAATTCATGCAGGACACTTTATGTCAAGAAGGCATCTATCAACTAGATGGTGCGAAACAAATGTACAACCGCAGTCTGCTGCTGATAATTTATTTGGACAGGGTGAACAGTTTAAATTTGGTTTAAACTTAGATAGTAAATTTGGAGAGGGTACTGCTGAAGAGCTACAGTATAAATCAAGAACAACTTTAAAGATTTCTAGGGTAGAATATGAAGAAAAGATAAGTTATTACAAATCACTTGTTGATAAGTTAAAAAAAGAAAAAGGAATTGAGTAAACTTTTTTATTAAGTTTGGCGTATGAGAGAACCGATTTATGCAAGTGAGGAACACAGAACAATAATAGAAACTTATATTTTAATGTGTACTGAGTTCTCAAAAGAAGTAAGCACAAAAGCAAGATACAATAACTATTTAGATGTGTTAGATATAATACTTGAATATCACAATAACTATGGTAAAGGAGTTAAAGAAAATAATTGGTACGATTGGCTTATGATTATTCCTATTAACTTATCAGTTGCTACAAATGCGTTCTTTGCAGGGCTAGAAACAAAAAGTAATGCACCTACACTTAGAGCATATAAAACTGTATTAGATGAAATGGTACATGATGTAACAGATAAAATTGACGCTTTAGAACAAATAAATGACTGAGATATATGCAGAAATATCAAGGCTAAGTTCTTTCTTTAGGAAGATGTGTTATGGTATAACGCAAGATGAAGAAGCTATTAATGACGCAGTACAGGAACTTATGATATACTTCCTTCAGATGAACCCTCAGACTTTACAGGACATATACGAAAAAGATGGTTTAAAAGGAATAAAAGGATATGGAGCAGTTGTATTAAGAAGAAGTTTAACAAGTGTAAGAAGTCCTTTTTATTATAAGTATAAAAAGTACTACACTAATTTAGTTGGGGTTTATACACCTACCTATACTCAGAACGCTTTTCATAATAGTATTTATAATTTACCTGAAGAAAAAGAAGATAACTATAAATGGGAGAAGTTGGAAGAAATAGATAAAGTATTAGATAAGCAAACTTGGTATGATAAAAAGATATTTGAATTGTACTACTCAGGCGAAACATTAGACAGTCTAGCAAAGAAAACAGGAATAAGTAGAAACAGTTTATTTACTACAATAGATAAAGTAAGAGAAATACTTAAAAAGGAATTAAATAAATAAATCATGAAAATACTTATAGCGTGTGAAGAAAGTCAAGAGGTATGTAAAGCGTTTAGAAAATTAGGATTTGAAGCATACTCTTGCGATATTCAAGAATGTAGTGGAGGTCATCCTGAATGGCACATTAAAGGAGATGCAATAAAAGAAGCATATAGTGGCAAATATGATATGATGATTGCGCACCCACCTTGTACATTTATGAGTAAAGCAGGCGCTAGATGGATGTACCCAACAGCAGGGAATTTAAGTCAGGAAAGATTTGAAAAATCACAAGAAGCAAAAAATTTCTTTATGAAAATGTTAAATGCTCCAATAGAATATATTGCTGTAGAAAATCCTACTCCTTTAAAAGTTGTAGGGTTGCCAAAACACTCACAAGCAATACAACCTTATGAGTACGGACACCCTTATAGTAAGCGAACTTTATTATGGTTAAGAAACTTACAACCATTAGAGCCAACAGAAACAGTAAATAATTATACTCCTTATTTACCTAGTAATACAGGAGGTAAAAAAAGAGGACAGAGTTATAGTAGAGGTACTAGTAAAAATGCAAAAGAAAGCAGTAAAACATTTAAAGGAGTTGCAGAAGCTATGGCTAACCAATGGGGTGCGGTATTAAAATATAAACTAAGTGAATAAGTTCTTTGTACCTAACGAAGTATATCAAGATAGAATAACTATCTGTAGAAGTTGTGTTTATTATTTTAAACCTACAGGAAATTGTAAAATTTGCACCTGCTTTATGAAAGTTAAGGCAAGAATTGCTACTCAACATTGTCCTCAGAAATATTGGGATAAAACAACAGAGATAGAAACGCCTGATACTTTACCAAAGGAAATAGTAGAGGAAATATTAGATATGTGGAAAGACTTAAAGACAGGAAGGGCAAAAGACCAAGCAGCCAAAAAGAGAATGATAGAAACTTATAATACAATATACAATACAAACTACAGTCCTAGAACGAACTGCGGCTCTTGTATTTCAACTTGCTTTGATGGAATAAAAAAACTTTATAAAGAATATGCTAAGGGATAAACTTAAATTAAATAACAGAGCGGTTATTTTCTTATTTTTTACTAAACCCTTAGCGTATTCATAACTTAAATAAATAGAAATGGAAAGAAATTACAAAACAATTAAATGGGTATTAAACAGCCACATTAAAAAGAATGTCAGAAGTCTTTGGACTTGGGAAGACGATAACTTTACTTGTATATTTGAAAACTATGATGGTGATAGCAGAATATATACTCCGCACCAACTTTTAAAACTTTTAAATAATGACACAGAACGAAAAAATAATTAAAAACCTAGAAACTATGCCACCAATTGAAGTAGATTACAAAACAACACCTGAACCAAGTTACTACTCAGGGAAGAAGTACGGTTACTCAGCTCGTAAAGTAGTTGAGGACTTTCAACCTGATAGCTACAACTTAGGAACTGCAATAAGTTACCTCTTACGTGCAGGTAAAAAAGAAGGCAATCCTGCTGAGCAAGATATACAGAAAGCAATAAACCATTTGCATTTTGAGCTAGACAGAATACATAATGACACTATATAGTTGCGAATGTGGAAACACTATGGAAATAGGGAAGGCTTCAATAGTCTACCGAGATGGTAAATGGGTTACTAAAGAAGCACTCTGTAATGAATGTGGTAAGTATATGGATAGCAAACCAACAGACGGAATGCCTAGCCTTAAAAGAACTGAAGCATCATTAAGTAAAAAAAAAAGAGGTGATAAACTATGGGCAGGAGCAA